GCTGTTCTAATAACTGCTGTATCTGAACTTGCAGTATATGTAACAGTTGTACCATTAATTACAATTGAGTGTGAAGCTGTCAATGTAGGTGCAGCTGTTGCACCTGTAACTGCCAATGTTGCATTACCATTAAATCGTAAAATTGAATGTGATGCAACTTTTAATGTATGTGCGCCTTGCTCGTGATTGTACTTAACAAAAATCTCACCAGCAACTGGTGTACCAAATTCTGCCCAAGCTGCTGTTGTATTTTCTAATACTGGAGCAGGAATTGTTGTCCATTGTGCTGTGGCTGATGCATAGCTCTTAACTATCCAATCAGATCCACTATTATATTTTGTTGTTTTAATCCAAACATCGCCTGTTGCTAATGCAGCCGAAGTTGACTTTGTTACTGGAACATTAACATGTGATGCGAATTGAAAATCTTTACTGGCCGCAGTTGCCCAAGTATTTGTGCCTAAGTGATACCATACACCACTTACTTTGTGCCAAATTCTATTATGAGCATTACCACCTGAAACTGCTACCCAAGCAAATTCTCCATCTAGTCCGATACTGTTAAGAGGTGCGCCTGTACCTGCGTCATAATCAGCAGCTGCACTTACTTTATTAACTGTGCCTGCTACCCAAGTTGCTGTTCCGGCATTATAAACAAAAACACCCATATTTGAACTTGTTAGATCTAACCAATGCGTACCATCAACAGGATCTCCAGCTGGTGCAGTACCTGCCGCGGCTAATTCTGTTACATTAACACCAGCACGAAGAACATATGCTCTATTAGCAAGACCCAAATAACTATGAGCTGCTAATAAGCCATATTCGTTCATGTTGTCGCCGTGGACTTCAATACCACCAACTTGACGGAATGAAGGATTGCCATACGTTTGTAATAATTCCCTCTGTGAGGTAATTAATTTTAATGCGTAGGATGTTGTTGCTGTGCCCGATGCTGTACCCGTTCCACTTGGATGGGTCTTGTTCTTACCTGTAGCAAGAACAATTAAAGGAACAGTACCGTTGCCAGCAGATCCGTAAAAGGACTCATCAATTACACTAATTGATACGCCCGGTGAAACTAATGTTGGCATTTCTTTTCCCCTGTATATTTTTTTAGTTAAAATAACTAAAAGTATTTGTATATACGTATTTATTTTACTTTCGGCAAATAACACTGATATAGACTCACCTTTCAAAGGGTTCGTCGTAAATATTAGTATGAATACAAAACGGCCTCTTTGCACATGTAAAAAAAGACCTGTTGCAATCAATTATGTAAAAAATAATAAAACATACTATCGCACTAACTGTGACAAATGTCTTCGGCTAAAAAAAGGACTAGGTGCTACACCTTCAACTAACTGGGGGAAAAGTGGCTATAAAAAAAAGAAGCATTGCGAACGATGCAACTTTGAAGCAGAACATACAATACAATTAAATGTATATCATATAGACGGAAACAGAAACAACAACAACTGGAAAAATTTAAAAACTGTATGTTCTAATTGTTTTGTATTAATATCAGATCTTGGAATACCTTGGCGGCAAGGGGATCTAGTTCCAGATTTTTAATAGTATTTTCTAAATCTTCAAATGTACCATCATTATAAATTATATAATCTACATTACAGCCCGGCCATGAATGTTCGCTTGAGTGTACCTCAGGATACACTGTTGGCATCATTAATTCGTGCATAGGATTAACACGCTCTGCATTGTCAGCAACGGCAGTATTCCACCATTCAGGATCTTCGCCGCGTTTTACTCTAACTATAATACCACCTATTTGTTTAATTAAATCTATCTCATTAGGAAAACGGCAATCAGTAATTATAACATTTTCTTTAATGTTTAATAGTTTTTTCTCAAAACTCAATAGCCAAATATCATCATTAAATTGATTGCGCCACAGATCTGTGCCTACTATTTGTAATGCTATTCGAGGAGTAAAATTCGGTCTATTTAATTTTTCAGACCACCATGTATCAGTAGTTTCACGCCATGCTCTGCTATCTTGCGTACTACCTTCAAGTAATTCTCTATCCCAACCAAATACACAAGCACAGGTATCTTTAAGAGAGTCCGCAAAACTACCTTTAATCCAATTATCATAATGTGAAATAAAGTAATCTGCTACGGTATCTTTACCACAGCCTTTAAGACCAACAAGACCTATAATCATAACAATAGTATAAACGAATTATTTTAGTATGTCAAGATTAAATGTATAGACGTTTTTGCTTAATTTTTCTACAATTAAAAAGCCAAGAATTAAGAAGATTTAATGAATACACTTTAGTTTTTTTTGTCTCTAGTGTATCTAATAACTTTTTTTCCAATTTTTTTAATTCAATATCAGATAAATCATCCATTGTTTTATAACAATACCATTGATCTATCTCAGGCCAACTACTACAAGCATCTGAGGGTAACATAAAAAACCTCCTTTAACCAATAATAAATGTTGGCGGCTCACTGCCGTCAGTATATCGTTGTAACTCGCCTTCTAATCGTTCTAACTCAGCCTGCCCTTCGGCTTTTAGTGCATCACCATTTAATTGAATGCCACCAGCTGCACCTGGTAAAGTACCATATTTTCCTCTTGCTTCACCTAATATAATTTTACAAGTAGCAAAAGAAAAATCTTCTAGCCATATACGACTACGCCGATCTCTTAATAATTCATTTTCTGGTTTTTCATTATAAACATGCAAAAGAACTTGTTCTTCTGCTTTAACACGACGAATTACATTCAATCTATGTGTATTTGGATGCCAAGTAAAATTCATTTCTGAGCCAAAAATCCTTCCTACTACTTCTTGATATTGACTAAATGTATCAAATAAACTAACACCACCTACCCTACCGGCTTGTAAAACATAAAGATTAGTAAATGCTAAATCAAACGGATCAAGTCCAATGGCTGATCCTGCATCACTACCTATTGCTCGTCTATAAATTTTTCTAACTTCCAATACTTCATTTGGCAAAAAATATTCATCAACGTCTTTTTGAGTTGTTAAAAACATACCACTTTCTTCAGTAGCATTAGCTGCCCGTTGCCTATAACGAGTAATTGCTCTATCAACTGCTAAATTATAATGATCAGGGTCTAACTCAACATCAACCATTCCACTACCGAGTCGAGTTTGTAAATTTTTTATTACCTCATTACGTGCTAATGTTGGTTTTCGTGGCATACTATTATCCTATAATATAGTATTTATCCTAAAGATCATCCATTGTTGCTTTAATACTTTCACGCAATGTACTAACTAATATATCAATTTCATCACGACTTAATGTTAATGGTGGCGACAATACATTCAAATGACCAATTGGACGAACTATTACACCTCGTTTTTGACAATGAACTGCAATTTGTTTTCCAATATTAACACTGGCATCAAACAATTCTTTTGTTTTTTTGTCTTTAACGTTTTCAACACAAAGCATAAAATGACTTCCGCGCACATCGCCAACAATATCAAGATCTGATAATGTTTCTAACTGTTGTTTAAAATAAGGACCGATTTGTTGTACGTGATCACATATCAACCCTTCTTCCATAATCATAATATTAGCAAGGCCTGCGGCGCAACTAACTGGGTGCCCTGCGTATGTAAAACCATGTGTAAACAATGCGCCTTCTTCTTGAGGGCCATCACTAATTACATCATATATTTTATCTGAAAGTATAGTTGCCGATAAAGGAACATACCCAGACGATATACCTTTTGCACTTGTAATAATGTCTGGTACTATATCAAATACTTCCTCTGATGCAAAAAAATGTCCTAATCGTCCAAATGCAGTTACTACTTCATCTGATATGTACAACATCTCATATTTTTCGCATACTTCTTTCATTCTTTTATGATAACCCGGTGGTGCAACAATAACACCGCCTGCACCCATTATAGGTTCAGCAATAAATGCCGCAACATTTTCTGATCCAAGTTCAAGTATTTTATTTTCAAATTCCTCAACTAACTGGTCACAGAACTGATCTAACGTTGTTCCTTCTGGACGCCTATAGCAATTAGGTGCCGAGACATAATACACTAAATCCTTTACTAAATCAAATCCAATATGATCAGCCGTTTCACCTGTTAATGTCATTGCCAAATATGTACTACCGTGATACGAACTTACTCGTGAAATAATTTTCTTTTTGTTTGGCTTACCCAAACGATTAAAATAAAAATGTATAATACGTATAGCAGTATCATTTGACATTGACCCACCTGTACCAAAGAACGTATGATTTAAATCACCGGGTGCTAACTCCGCTATCTTTGCGGCAAGTTCTGCGGCAGGGGGTGTAACTACATGACCAAATGTTGTATAGTATGCAATTTCATTTATTTGATCGGAAATTGCTTTTACCATTGTTTGGTGTCTATAACCAATATTAACACACCATAGACCAGCAATACCATCTAAATATTTGTTACCTTCTGTATCATATACACAGTTACCGTTAGACCGTGCCATCACTAAAGAGCCTTCATCTTTAAATGTAGCAAAATTTGTCCACGGATGAATATTATGATCTATATCTTTTCGTTTTAAATCATCAGTATTATATTCCATGTTTATATCCTTTAGTGTTTATTTAACCGTTAATTAACTTTTAAGAGAACAATTTCTTTATTAATTCTACCGGTTAATTTTATATCAGTTGCTTTTATATCTTCAAGGAATTTACGCAATGCTACTTTTCCGGCTTTTTGAAACTCTTTTAATGTTACATCTGGCTTACGAACTGTTTTTTGTACACTTTTCTTTTCATCAAATCCTATAATACTGGCTCCTTTAACAGATAATTCTCCAGCACTAAACCCATTACCCGCAACATACTTGCCTAATTTACGAGTTTTTGTATTGAATACCCACAGTTCTTGTGCACCAATAATCTTTTTAGGATCTATTGATACTAACTTATACTGCTCATTTGTAACAGCATATTTTAATTTAGCAACTAACTTCTCTAAACTTGGTGCCTTTTTAACACGAATTTTACGATTTGCTTTTTGTGAATTTGCATAATGATCTGCATCTTCAGCAAGCATAGTATAGAACGCTAAAATCTTTTTTAATTCTGCTTTTTTATATGGATAACCTTCAGTTAATTGTTGAAACTCATCATCCGGTTCTTTTGGGGGATTTAATAACTCTGTTATATCAGATATTTCTCGGGCATATAAATCAGATATCATTCCAGCAGCTTTGCCTGTTATCTCATTTACTTGTAGTGTAGTTAATAACTTAAATTTACTCTTAAACTTATTTTGAAAGAAATCATCAATCTCACCTTCTACGTGTTTACCAAGAAAATCATTAAGGTTTATTTTCATACGCTCTTGTATAGATAATACAGGCGCAAGAGATTTAACTTCTTCTTCTTCTTTTGGTTTTTTAACTGTTACTCGAAGACATTCTTCAAGTCGTTTATCAAGTGCCATAGTATATTCCTCTAATGGTGGACATCCGTCCATAAGCATTTTTGCTAATGCACCATATGTAATACCAACTTGCCAATCTGCTACTAGCTTTACATGTTTTATTTTATCCTTATCTACTTTTTCTTTCTTTAAGTACTCAACAAACCATTTTTTACCATCTTTACTTTTATACTTATAATTGTAATATCGAGAACCTTGCGACACTTCTCTACGAACTGCTACTTTATCAACATCAATTAAATCAACATCAAATTCTTCCCATACGGGTTTCCGAAATGGATTACCAGCTGCTGATTTTACTGTTCGTTTTCTTCGTGCCATGTTTGCTATACTATAATAATTTATGAACCTTGTCAACCTATACAAACCGATAAATACAATAAAAGAGATTTAACTATGCCTCGACTATCACTTTGGAAGCCTGAAAAGGGCAATGATTATAAATTTATCGATCGTATCATCGGCGAACATATTTATGCCGGAGGTACAGGTGTGTACATTCACAAATATGTTGGTATATTTGATCAAGGTGAAACTATAAATGCTGATAGAACTGTAGAAAAAGAAGATGCTACACAACCTAACTATGCTAAAAGAAAAGATTCAGCAACTATAGTAAAAGAAACAAACATACAAGATTTATTATTTCTCGAAAACAGAGATCGAAAATACGACAAAGATATATATGAATTACGAGGTGTATATAATCCAGCTGATAATGATTTTGATTTAACACAATTTGGTTTATTTTTAGCAAACGATACTATTTTTATGACATTTCATTTAAATGATAGTATGACTATACTCGATCGAAAATTATTAAGTGGAGATGTACTAGAATTACCACACTTATTAGATGACACCGGTCTTGATAATTCTGCTGGTCCTATAAGAAAATTCTATGTAGTTGAGGATGTAGTTAGGGAATCAGCTGGATTTGATGCAAATTGGTGGCCACATTTAATTCGTGTTAAATGCCAAGCATTAGTAGATACAGTAGAATATCGTGATATTTTAGGTGATGGCGATAATGCAGACGATTTAAAACATATACTCAGTACATATAACAACGAACTTGAGATTAGCGAAGCAGTATTAGAACAAGCCGCACAAGAGGTGCCAAAGCACGGATACGAAATAGGACATTTATATTACGATCCAGTCTCGGGCAAAAAAATTATCGATACTACTTGGACCGAAGATGGTGTACCACCCAACAATGTTTCTGCTGTAGGTAGCGGCGCTACATTCCCTGATAATCCAACTGAAGGTACATACTACTTAAGAACTGATTTTAATCCTCATAGACTATTTGTTAGAAAAGGAGAACGATGGATCAAAGTTGAAGATGATAATAGAAAAATATGGAAAGCGGCAAATAAAATACTACGTACATTTACTGAAAACACAAATGTATACATTGATGATAGTACTGGAGAAACTATATCTTCAAAACAAGCATTACATAAAATAATAAAACCAAAGGCGGATTTCTAAAATGGCAAGTAGATATAACGAAGCAGGATACTTTTACGATGAACAATTTCGTAGATACATTCTACAATTTATGCGACTCTTTGGCGGCTTATTAGTTAAAACCGGCAAAGGTAGGGATGGCCATGAAAAATTTATTAAAGTTCCGTGTAGATATGCTGATATGCAACGCATGGTTGGACATATATTAAGAAATAACAGTGAGAACGTTGTTAATTCTTGTCCTTTTATTACTTCACATATTTTAACTCTACAACCTGATAGATCACGTACACTTAATCCTACCTTTATTGCTAAAGATAATATTGTCGAACGAGGATTTGACGAAGAAACAGGAAAATATACAGAAAAAATAGGTAATGCATATAACGTTGAACGATTAATGCCGACACCATATACATTAACTATGCAAACAGATGTTTGGACTAGCAATGCAGATCAAAAACTACAATTATTTGAACAAATATTAGTGCTATTTAATCCTGCTATTGAATTACAAGCCAGTACTAATATTCTAGACTGGACATCATTAGTTGTGGTTGAATTAACAGACATAAGTTGGAGTTCTCGTGGAGTTCCACAGGGAATTGATACACAAATAGATATTGGTTCAATGACATTTACAATGCCTGTATGGATTAGTCCGCCAGCTAAAGTGTATCAACAACGAGTTATTCAACAAGTTACAACTCGACTCAATGAATTTCCCACTGATTGGGATCCAGATGCCTACGATTTTTTCGGTGGTCAAACTTACTTAACTAGAGATATTGTTACACCCCGTGATGCATCAGTAAACGTATCTAGCAATCAATTACAATTATTAAATCATGCTGGCATTAATGATCAAGGTGACGGTACACCTTTTAATTGGAAAACATTTCTTGATTCGTATGCTGACGGTGCATTAAAAAACGGTGTTACACAAGTTCGCTTACGTATCAATTCAGATCCAGAAATTGATATAGATGATATAATTGGTACTATTACAGAAACAGGAACACCAAATGTTGTTGACTTTACAGTCGACGTGGACACACTACCTGGTACAGCTTATACAGTTAATGCTATTATTAATCCTCACAAAAATTTTCCGGACGATGGAACACTACCAGTGGCAGCTACTAATCAAAAATATCTAATTCTTGATGATATTGGTGCTACAGGCAGTACAAATACAGCATGGGGGAATCTTGTAGCAAATAAAAATGACATTATTCAATTTAACGGCAGTTCATGGGTAGTATATTTCGATTCATCAGTAGTTACAGATATCACGTATATACAAAATAACTTTACCGGAGATCAATTCAAATGGAACGGAACACAATGGATGGACTCTTATCAGGGGAGATACTATCCGGGGTTTTGGCGCATAGTAATATAACTAGAAAAACATTAATAGCATGTCCAGTATGTCGAACTGAACAACTATATTTTGATGAAGAAGCAAAAAAATGGATTTGTAAACGTTGTAAACATAGTAAAAAAGTATAAAAAAATGATTAAAGCAGTAGGTACAATATTTTTAAGTTTAAGCACAACTCGTATATTATTAGGGTTACGATCAGAGGATAGTTCTCATCCTCTTACTTGGAGTTTTTTTGGTGGTAAAGTTGACAATAACGAAACACTAGGCATAGCATTACAACGCGAACTTAAAGAAGAATTAATAAATTTTCCTACAATTATTAAAACATTTCCACTAGACAATTTTGTTAGCAATGATGACGGATTTAATTATGCTAGTTTTACAAGTATTATCCAAGATGAATTCCATCCAAAATTAAATAACGAACATGTAGGATATGCTTGGGTTAATATTGGTGCATGGCCTAAACCTTTACATGCTGGTACTAAACTTATTTTACAAAATAAAAATAATATTAAAAAACTTAATTTGTTAATAGATAGAATGAATTCTAACTAAACTGTTCACCAAATGGATCAAATTCAGTTCCACATTTCTGAGCACAAACTCCCAACTTACCTTCTTTAAGACTGTTTGATTCCCAACTATTTTCTATATCTTGTAAAAGACCATTATCATTAATAACATCTTTAAGTTTATTATCAATAACATTAATATCTTCTTTACCACCAGCACGATCAATAAAGTCCCAAACTTGCTCAACTTTATAATCTTTATGCCACCATTTGTACATACGCCCAGCAGTCCAACAACAAGGCATAAGCAATCCTTCAGCAGTTATAAAAATACTTTTTTCTTCACCTGCTACCTTACAATTTATATGACACGAATCATAATAATCTAACATACTACCGTATTGTTTAACTATTTGCTCTTGTTTTAATAATGCTTTATTTTTATATTCTTCACTAGTCGGTTTTGCTAAATTTTGTGTTTCTTGCCCTTTGCGATTTACTGCTTGGTGCTCTTCTTTTGCTTTACTTGTTGCACTACTAATAAATCTTCCTGTTTTCTTTTTAGTAAATCTTTCAAAACCCAATTCATTAGCAAGCATTTCTGCTTCTTCTACTTGATGTTCATTATGTTCAAAAATTAAAAAATCCCATCGTGCTCTACCACCTGCACCAATAAATGCTCGCATACTACGTTCAACTATATCCCAATTAACATTTTGTCTATATAAATGGTTTGTGTCTCGCAGTCCATCAACACTAAAAATAACTGTACCCATACGTCCGTATATCTTAGCAAGACGCTCCCACCATTCGGGTTCACGAGCACCAGCATTAGTGTTCATGCTCAACCACATATTAGAATTGTGCTTTCTAAAATATTCAAACACTTCTAATGTATCCTTAGCAACAATTGGATCTCCCAAATTGCCGCACATATACATTGTTTTTAACTGTTGTATAAAAGGAACACTAAAAATTTTCTGGGCATCTTCTACTGACAATTCAGCATCAGTCATATGAGGGTTATCATCGCCGCCATTCATATTACGATCGCACATAGGACATGCAGCTTGGCAACGTTGTGTAATTTCTAAATGTACTGTTCTAATATCATCATAACTATACATTAACGATATCCTATCAACATATATCTATTA